GATTGAAGTGTGTCGATCTCGCCTTCAGCAGTATCCAATCTACCTTCGACTGCGTCCATCTCACTTTGAAGAGTGTCAATTTCACCTTCCGCTGTATCAAGACGACCTTCCGCTGCATCGATCTCGCCTTGCAGAGCCTGATCGGCAGCAATCCTAGCACTTTCTTCAGCGGTTACTGAAAGCTCAACTGCATCAATTTGATCATCGAAATAACTAATTACTTCCTGATCTAAATACTTCTTTTTAATTTGATTAGCCATTTAAAAACCCTCCTGTTGGTTTTTAGTACTGGATGACCAGCACTTCGTTTAGCTCCAAAAAGTTATCTAAGCCTAAATTTTCCCACGAAACAATCGAACCGACAACTTGAAAGTCAATTGTATTTATCTGCGCAGGGCCACCTTGAGGAGTCACAACAACCGCCATAGGGTCACTAGGTATTTCTGAAAGCTCTAATTGCTTGTTATCTATTTCATTTTGTGTCAAAGCTCTGATCTCTACATTACCAGCTAAGCCTTTACCTATAGGAAAGCCACCAACTGAAAAGCCATCGCCACCATAAAATCTATTTTGATTTACATCGAAAACAATTTCAGAAACTTCAAACACGATGCCTTCCCTTTGTGCAGTTGATATTCTCGGAGCTTTAAAAATTGCCATTAGGTAACCCTTTCGCCGTTATCAATTTCGCCGCTATCGGAGTGATTTAACATATCTAGTTCTAGCTCACCATCACCCAAATCTATTTGCGCGCCATCAGTTGTAAGGCTCTGTGTATTTTCCTCAATCCAAATTAAATCTACTTTAAACTGGTCAAATTTCCAAGGCATTATTCAAACCTCGTTTTTTCCATTAAGACAATCACATTTTTGGCAGCAGTCTGATATGTTATTAATACGGTTTGAATTACTATATTATTTTTTGAATATGTATAAAGTTCTGTTGTATTGCTAGGAAATGTCGTTTCGATCTTATCCCAATCAACCTCGGTTATGGTTTTAACTTCCACAACCTTTTTATCATCTATTGTTCTATAAACTCGGGAGTTTGGAATTAACATTATTCAAACTCCTTTAGGTCTTCTTCAGTTAGTCTCTTATCATTGTGAACATCTGAGTAGTACCAGACAACCCATTTCCTGCCATCTTTAAAAGGTGACATATAGTTGTAGGCTTTACCATTCATTGCATTGTTGTGATACATGAGCTCAACCAATTTTTCTTTGGTTGATGCCTCTAAAAACAGAGGAATGATTGCAGGGTTAAAAACATTACTCATGTATAAAGATGCCCCTCATGCGAGGGGCTAATCCTTTTTTGTAAAAATTAAGCAAATGCGATTACGCGATTACCAGTTGCATCAGTACACTTAGCACCGTACAAATGAGTAAGAGCGAAGTCATCTCTTTGACCAAGAACGTTTCTTTCTCTTTCGAACTTTGGTTGAATTTGACGAGCAAATGCAATCGCGTCCATAGAGTGAGCAACGAAACCATCACCAAGTTCAGATGAGCTTGATTCAAGAATCATAAATCCATATAAATTTGTAACAAATCCAGCTTGAATTGGTTCAACTGAGCCATACTTGTTCGCGTTGATGATAGAATTATCAGCTAGCAATTTAGCAATGAAAGCAGGTGAACACTCAAGGTAACGTCCTGACTTTGGTACATTGTTGCTGTCTAAGTATTCTTTAGCAGACAAGATATCAGCTAATGCACTTGAAGTAAGAGTTTCAGGAGTTCCAGAATTGTAGTTAGCAACCAATAAGCCTAAGCAGTAGTCGTCAACTTGAGAAGCTAAAGACTTTGCGCCCATTTTAACGATTTCAGAAATAAGGTTTACTTTTGATTGAGTAGCAGCCTTGTCTGAAATTGAGAATGGAATAGACTTGTGTTGATTTAAAACTAGATCAGCAGTTAAAACAGAAGCAGTTTGTGGAGTCATGTTTGCAGTTTCAGAAACATCTTGAATTGCAAGTGGTGCAAATAGAGGAATCTTAACAGTGTCCATTCCTGGCCCTACTTGAGAGGAAAAATCTCTCATTGCCATTAACATAACAGATTCTTGTTGTAGTGCTTCAGTTACGATGCCAGAGACGCGCTTTTCAATGATTGATGCTACGTCTGAAGTTTGAGTTACAGCCATTTTTTAATCCTTTGTTTAGCCTAGCTTAGCTAAGGCTTCTTTAAATAATCGATCTTGTTCGTGAACGTCTAAATCTTCGAATGACACATGACCAGTTTCAGCCTTAGGGCGACCATCAACCATGCCAACAGATTGCTTCATATTAAATAAATAAGGCTTCTTTTCTTTAACGAATGCGACCGCTTGATCAACATTTTTTACTTCCAAGTTTTCCTCATCTATTTCAATAATGTCTTGAGGCAATGCAGTAATAACATCGTTAATGTCAAATGCGCCTTGAGCATGTCGAGCAACTTCAAAATTCAGCTTTTGCTTTAACGTCTGCTTTTTAGTCATCTTGAACTTTTCTTGTAGTTCAAAATTCTTGTTTCGCTCCATTTCCAAGAGTTCTTTCCAGTTCTCTTGAGCTTCAAGCTTTTCTTTTTCTTTTGTCTCAACCTCTGTGCGCAATCCCTTATACTTGGTTTTGTACTCTCTCGACTCGTCTAGTAACCTTGCGTTAGTTTGTTCAAGTTGATTAAGTCTCTCAAGTACAGCTTTAACGTCCAACTGTTCAGTTGTTTCTTGTGCCACTTCATTTGATTGGTCTTCACCGCTCATTTATTTTCCTTTTGTTTTGAGGTGTTCACCTCGTGAATATCTTTTGAATCAACCGCTCTAAAGATTCCCTTATTGAGGTTGTGATTTGCTTGTTAAATTTCTCGCCCTGCTCTGTTGGCAACATGCGTCTTTTAACCTTGCTTTTTCCCGCTCCTTCATTATTGTGATAAACAAATTTCTCATTGTCAAAACGAATATTTATCCGATCACTTTTAAGAATTGCCTTGAATGACTTGATTAATTGCCCTGATAAGTTCAAATTTACAGGCGATCGACTCTTGCCAAACCCAAAACCTTTTGTTCTTTTTATAGCCTTTAGGTATGATTGCGAGTATTTTTGAAAGCTTTTAAAGCCTTCGACTGGTGAGAGCCCAGCGGCAATGCTTCCCAAAATATAATCACCGATGTTTTTATGAATATCCTTAATAGCTTCTTGCTTAAACTTGTCGTAATTAATCTTTAATTTTGAAGTGTCTATCTTGATTTTATAGCTCAAAGATACTATCCAATAGATCGTCAATGATTCTAGCACCGACAATCTCATTAATGGTAATTGTACTTGTCGCAGCTTGTGCACCTCTGGCAACGCTCATAAAATCTTGAAACGTTTCTCGGTCTTGCTCAGTTTCTCTGCGCTCATTAATTAATATGTTAATCTTTCGCATGATCTCTGGTCTAAATGATTGGTCTTCATCTGGTATAAAGCGGCGTTGTGGCAACTTTGACTCGCCTGAAAAGTTATTGTGTCCATCGGCTTTAGGCACTTCTTTAGAATCAAACACACCAACGATTAATTTATTGTCTTCAAACTTAGCTTCTAGTGAATCCCAGAGATCGCCCTCAAGGTTTAAGTTTGGTCGTCTGTTGCCATTCTTTTCTTTCTTGGCATACTCCTCGCTTAATGGGTCGAATGACTCACCTTGCACAGGACTTTCTCCTTTGGCTAATTTGATTTTAATTTCATCCACAATAAGTTCAGCAATATCACTTTTTAGATCGCTCAACTCATCACGTGGTACATTACTAAAATCTAGCTCAATTTCCTTAGCTATTTCTTTCAGTATTGCCAATTGATAACCTCATTGAGTTTCTTCTTTCAGCTTCAATTTCAGTGAGTTTTTCTTTTGCTTGGTCCTCACTCATGTTTGGATCAATCATCATTAATGCTTCATATTTTTGCATTAATCCAAGCGCTAAGCGTTTCTCGATGTTCGCCAATGTTTCAGAGTCACTAACCATTAATTTTGGCTTAGGAAATACGATGTTTAACTCATCATTTTCGGCAAAATATCCAAGACCTAACAAGTCAGAGTAAGCCTTTAAAATTTCTAAAATATCGCGTTCTGCCTTGATGTATAATTCTTGGTTCATTTCAACCTGAGCCATTACATCAGCATTGGCAATCAATCTTTCCAACCCACTTGAAAAAGACTCCATTGAGCCATCAAGACCTTGTGAAGTAGTGATGCCATGCTCGCTCAAGACTTGTCTCATGTATCCAAAATAAACTTCCTTCTGGGCTTGCAAAGCTGGACTTGGTGAAATATATTCAACCTTCGTTTGAGGGTCACTAGGGTTCATTGATTGAGGCAATTTAATCGATGTAGTTAAACCTGTATTCATTTCCCTAAACTTGCCCTCATACTTTTCAGGATAAGAAACTACAAGCGTCCCAGTTCCTTGAATATTTGAAGCAGTTAAAAGCTCACTCATTAGCACGTTATATGTTACCGATTGCATCATGAGCGGCGAAGGCGTTGGCATATCTTGGCTCAATTCTTTTGAAATAAAAACGAAAGGAATAACACCCAGCTTGTTTTCATTGCTTGGATTGCCTTCAATTGGCACATAGGTAATCGACTTTTTAACCTCGACACCACGTGCAGTCTGAACTTTTGCTTGCTCAACTTTAATTACTACGTGTTGGTCTTTTGTCCACATTGCATACACTGTAGAGTTAGCCGATGAATCAGCTTGATTCTCAGCGATCAGATTATCATAACCATCACCTGATCTAGCACCTGCTGTTATATCAAGGTTGCCATAGTTCAAAATAACACATTCAAGTTCGCCAGTGTCTTTGTTTCTCACTAGAGAAAACTCATGCCCTTGCAATGCCATAAATTGAAAGCGTTCTTCGACTTCGCGATAATTCACCCACATTAAAGAGTATTTGTGTAGGTTAGTAATACAATCCATGTATGATAGCTGTCTAAATGCGTCCGCTTGCTGATAAATCTGATTCAAGAACTCAGTCTTAACATCATCACCAGAAACCTTTCTAATGGGTTGCTTCTTGTATGCTTGAGAAACCTTATTCACGATTAATTTACTTAAGCTGATATTTGAAAGCGTATAAGCTCCATGTGATTTTGGGCGAGTTCTCTCAAGCTCTGCCTTGATATATGGCGCTTGATTACCTGAGTAAACCTGCCAACTGTCAAAAGATTGACGCTTGCGGTTGCGGTCTTCGCTTCCATTAATGTCGGACAATATCGTTTGAATTGTGTTTTGATCTAAAAGATTAAGCATTTTTACCTCGTATTTACAAAATAATACTTATTCAAACGTGATAAAGCTAGAAGTTTGATTTTGTGGGTCGTGGAAATTAACAAAATAATACCGCACCATATCACATGCATCATCATCAATCTTAAGTGGGTTTTCATTTACTATCACACCGTCTTTATCTTGGTAGCGATAGCGCTTTAGGGCATCGATGGTTTCTGTGCAGTTTTGATTGATGTAATATCTCTTGAGCCCATTAGCATTATTGATGTAGCTTCTAACTATTGAAATGCCATAGTTAATAGATGAAGTTCTATAGCGAAAGTGAATACCTCTTTGTCTGAACCATTCTACGTTTGAAATACCTGTTTGCTCTCTTTCTTGGTTTCCAGCAATATCGCAGCAAAATTCATTAATCTGATATGGCCTTGATTTAATCCACGCATAGAGTTGTTCTAGCTTAATCTTGGATTGAACAAGCTCATCAATTTGGTAAATAGTTTTTTTAGCACTATCATATTGAAAAACACCAACTGCCATTTTATGCGTCCAGCCCCAGTCTATTGAGCAATGAACTGGCAAGTTTGGATTATACGAGCAATTAATTATATTCTCATCGCTAAATTCATCATAAACCGCATGGAGTGGCTGAGTGTTCCAATCAATTTCAAACATAGCCCTAAATGTACGCGCATCTAAAAGTTCTTTGTTTCGCTCAATTTCCGATCTTGGAAAATAAGGGTTATCTATCGTTCGCCACTCGAAGCATTTAAATTCTTGATCTTTGTTTAGCTTAAAATACTTATAAGCCCAGTGCTGCTTTGGGTTTATATGCTGGACACCTAACGAGCCAGTGCAAAATACTTTACCTTGCGTATCAGCAACCCTCGCTAGACATTCTAAAAATAGCTGCTCGCTGCATTGAAAGACTTCATCAATCCAAATCCAATTGGCTTTTAAGCCTTCAATCCTCGCTGGTCTTTCACCTGATACGCCATAGATCAAAGACTCATCGCCTTTCACTGAATTGTGCCAAGTAATCTGCTTAAACGGCGATTCTTTCTGTTCTTTTATAAACGGTTGAGCATAGGCGCAGAACTTCTTCCATGATAGGCGAGTTAGCATCTCATTTGTAGGTGCGACAATAACTCCAAGATAAGGATCGATGCCGTTAGGCTTATAACCATCTCTTTGTTCGTGGAGTATTATTGATGCGACCGCTCCAACTTCGGTCTTTCCACCTCTTTCCAGCGAATGCTCCTTTGAACCTCGCCTTAGAAAGAATGAAGTCTTTCTGCTTATCGAATGGTCTAAAAATTATATCACCCATTAGTTCTCGCTTTTAAACTCGCTTGAATCAAGTTCAATTACCAGCTTTGAGTCACTGTCTATTTGTTTTGCTTGCTCTGTTCGCTCAGTCCAGTTGTGGCAGTTCTTCATTTTAAATAGCATCAAGACAGTGTTGACGTTTTTATTTTTTCCCCTCATTGCCTCAAGATATAGCCTCTCATCATGCAATTGCATTTTTGCAAAGCCCAAATTTTTGGCATCTAAAAAGCTCGGATACAAATCACACCAATTATAGACAGTTGCCCTGCAAACATTTACAAGACCTGCGAAGCTCTCAAATGAAAACCCTTGCGACATATGCTCAACAAGCATGTCGTCATATTCAGGCTTGTATGGTGATGGTCGTCCATTTATAGGCTTTAGAATAGTTTTATTGCTCGCCACTGGCAAAACCTACAAAGATTGTTTGGTTATCCATAAGCTTGATGTCTAAAAGTTTTTTGATTACTTCTTTGTCTTGAGAGTTTAGGTCAAGCGTTATTCTTGCTCCGCCGTCAATTGTAGTCTGAATTTTGTTGATTGTAGCTTCACAGCTTCCGATTTCTATCATCTTTTAACCTTCGTTAAGTCATTCGACCTATTCAAAGGCTAAGATTAAAAAAATGATATGTCAAATTATTGACTGCATTTTGCAATATTGAAAAGCCCTATAGGATAGTGCAAATTTGCAATTTAGTACCGTTGCTTATTAGTTAAAAAATTTAATGTAATTATGAACGGTGTGATTAAATAATGAAGCCAAGCGTCACTTAAAACCCCTAACCAACTGGCAAACCTCAAGTTTTCTCTCAAGATAAACACTATATGAAATTGAAACGCACAACATAGAAAATAAAATTATGATTATTGATCTCAAAATAACTCTCCTACGCTTTGCTCAATTAGCTGGTTATATACAAATTGTCTAATGTGCTCAACTACCCTCTGAGTGTTTTCATCCTGTAGTAGTGTGTTTAGGTCATCATCTGTACAAGCTTCATACTTTGTCATCCTGCGAAGCTCGCCCATAATTTCTTCGATAGCAATTACCAGATTAGCTGACTTAATAACTTTTAAAGCATCTACCTTTTCAAACTCATCATGAAGATCATACTCAATGTTCACTTTCATTTAATATCCCCTTAATCTCCAAAATCTTTTGACCATATGGCGTTTTCCAAAAATCAATTCTACAAGCATAATCAGAGCATAACTGGTCGATTATCTCTCTAATCTTTTCGATTGTTTCTTTATGATCGTCAAGCTCATCATTCAAATAAGCTATTTTATCTCTCGTTTCAATATCTTTTAAATTCATAAAAAGCATCCCTTGTTGTTAAT